GTCATGAAAGAGTATGAACCTGAATTTGATCAGATGTTATTTTATTTACCATTATCAGGATCTACATTTAAAAAAGTTTACTATGATGCACTTCTTGGACGAGCGGTATCTAAATTTATTCCAGCAGAAGATTTAATAGTTCCTTATTCAGCAACATCATTAGAAGATGCAGAAGCAGTTATTCACGTAATTAAAATTTCTGAAAATGATTTACGTAAACAACAAGTCAGTGGTTTCTATAGAGACGTAGAACTTGGAGAACCACCATTAAAAGAAGATGAAATTAAAAGTAAACAAAGAGAATTAGAAGGTGTTCGAGTTGAAAAACAAGAAGACATTTATACTTTATTAGAATGTCATGTTAATTTAGATTTAGAAGGTTTTGAAGATAAAGATCCTCAAACTGGTGAGCCAACAGGTATTAAACTTCCCTACGTTGTAACCATTGAAGAATCTTCACGAGAAGTTTTATCTATCAAACGTAATTATAAATCAGATGATCCATTAAAAAATAGAACAAATTATTTTGTACACTTTAAATTTTTACCAGGTTTAGGATTCTACGGATTTGGATTAATTCACATGATTGGTGGTTTATCTAGAACTGCAACATCAGCTTTAAGACAATTATTAGATGCAGGAACTTTAGCTAATTTACCATCCGGATTTAAAATGCGTGGTATTAGAGTAAGAGATGATGCACAACCATTACAACCAGGAGAATTTAGAGATGTAGATGCACCAGGAGGTAATTTAAGAGATGCATTTATGCCATTACCATTCAAAGGACCTGATCAAGTATTATTACAACTGATGGGTATTGTAGTAGATGCAGGACAAAGATTTGCAAGTATTGCTGATGCTCAAGTTGGAGATATGAATCAACAAGCAGCTGTTGGTACAACAATGGCATTACTTGAAAGAGGTTCACGTGTGATGTCAGCAATCCATAAAAGAATTTATGGTGCACTTAAAAATGAATTTGAATTATTAGCAAATGTATTTGCAACTTATTTACCACCAGTTTATCCATATGATGTTGTTGGTGGACAAAGACAAATTAAAGCTACAGACTTTGATGAGAAAATTGATATCTTACCAGTTGCAGATCCAAATATATTTTCACAATCTCAAAGAATTAATTTAGCACAAACACAATTACAACTTGCTCAATCTAATCCACAGATACATGACATCTATCAAGCATACAGATCTATGTATGAAGCGATTGGAGTTAAGAATATAGATTTAATTCTTCCGTCACCAAAACAACCAATGCCAATGGACCCAAGTTTAGAACATATTACTGCAATGGCTGGTCAACCTTATCAAGCATTCCCTGGACAAGATCATAAATCACACATTGAAGCTCATTTAAACTTTATGCAATTGAATATGGTTAAAAATAATCCTGCAACTGTTATGTCTATTCAAAAAAATATACTTGAACACATCTCAATTATGGCTCAAGAACAAGTTCAAATAGAATTTGTACAAGAATTACAGCAATTACCTATGCTACAACAACAAATGCAGATGAACCCACAAGCCGCGCAACAAATTCAGAGCATAACTATTCAAATTGAATCAAGAAAAGCTCAACTAGTTGCTGAAATGACTAAAGATTATGCTGATGAAGAGAATAAATTGATTGGACAGTTCGATTCTGACCCACTTTTAAAGTTAAAATCACGTGAAGTTGACTTAAAAGCTATGGAAAACGAGCAAAAACGCAAAGAAGCTGAAGAAAGACTTAATTTAGATAAAATGAAAGCTATGATGAATCAAACAAATGAAGAGAATAAGCTTGAACAAACTGAAGATTTAGCTAAACTACGTGCCGGAGTAAGTCTTGCAAAACAAGGCGTCCAACAAATGAAAATAAGAGGAATGTAATATGAAAAACGGTCAAAAAAAAATTGGTAAAGTTATGAGAGAGTTTAAAAAAGGCGAACTTAATATTGGACAATCTTCTAAAAAAGTAAAAAGTCCTAAACAAGCAATTGCAATCGCATTGTCAGAAGCAGGCCAGTCTAGAAAACCAATGATGAAAGGTGGAGCTGTTATTAAAAATTCATCTTCAAGATCAGAATATGGAAATCAAGTTGACTTTGCACAATTTACACATCCAGATGGAACTTTAAAAGGTGGAGTTGATGTAGAAGTATCTAACCCACAAGAAACACAAGTAGAGCCAGTAGGCGGCCAAAGAAGAATGCTTCCTGAAAAAAAACGATCAGCAAAATGGTATTAAATTATTATGGTTGTAGGTCCAATAATTAAAAAAATAGCTCAAAATTTATTATCAGATCCAAAAAAAGGAAAAAATTTTTTAGATTTTATAAAGACTGGAAAATATAAAGATAAAACTGGAGTAGTAACTGATGTAGAAAAAGAAGTTCTTAAAGTTAAACCAAAAGATTTAGATTTAGAAACAATGACACCCAAAACACCTACTCCAATGAAAAGTGGTGGACTAGTAAGAGGAGTTAAGATAGCTAAAAAAGGTTTTAGAAAAGCAAAAATATATTAAACCATGATTCAAATGTTAGGAGCTATTGCACCACTTGCAAAAGTTTTATTTAGTACAATTGAAAAAGCTGTTCCTGATAAAGATCTTCAAGAAAAATTAAAAGCACAATTACAAACTCAATTACTACAATCTCATACACAAGAGTTAACGGCTGCAGCTAAAATTATTGAAGCTGAAGCTAAAGCTGGCTGGTTTGCTAGCTCGTGGAGGCCACTTTTAATGTATGTATTGATCTTTATTTTGGTCTGGAATTATGTTATAGGACCCGTTATAAAAGTATTCACAGGAGCAGTAATCTCTTTTGAATTACCTGGCGATGTTTGGACATTATTGAATGTTGGACTTGGCGGGTATGTCATAGGGCGCAGCGCGGAATCTGTTGCGCGAACGATGGCAAGTAGACCAACAAACAACAACCATGAAAATGGATAGGAGATAAAATGAGAAACGATTATAATTTAAGACCAAGAGCAAAAATGATGAAAGGTGGAAAAGTAAAAGGTAAAAAAGGTTTTCCTGATTTAACTGGAGATGGTAAAGTAACTTTCAAAGATATTTTAAAAGGAAGAGGTGTCATTAAGAAAAAAGGTGGCATGATTAAAAAAGGTAAAAAATAATGGGTGCGATTCTTAAAGGTATAAGCGTAATTAGAGGAGTAAAACCTAAAAGTAATAAAATAACTAAATTAAAAGCTTCTATATCTAAAAACGTAGGTGAAACTAATAAATTAAGTTTCAAAAATGAAGAACAAGCTGAAAAAATTTTAAAAAAAGAAAAGGAACTTGGAGATCCAGAAAGAATTAAAAAAGCAGAAGAAGATCTTCAAGAAATTAGAGATAGAAGATTAAAATATCCAAAAGAAGCTGGTCAAGCATCTTCAGGTGATGAATTCATAGCAGAATCAGAATATAAAAAAGGTGGAAGAGTTAAAAAAAATAAAGGAGGTCTTATGAAAGGATTTCCTAAAATTGCAATGAAAGGTTACTAATGGCTAAACTTTGTCCAAGAGGAAAAGCTGCTGCAAAAGCAAAATTTAAAGTATACCCGAGCGCGTACGCGAACATGTATGCGAGTGCGGTATGTTCTGGTAAAATAGTTCCTGGTGGACGAAAAAAGAAAATGGGTGGTGGTAGTATTTCTCAAGAGAGAAAAATGGTATCTAATTATAAACAAGGTGGCATTGCTAAAGGTTGTGGTGGTGTATTAGAAAACAGAAGAAAAAAAACTAAAAAATATTAATATGGGTTTACGTAAGTGGGTCCAAGATAACTGGGTTGATATAGCAAATAGAAAATCCGATGGATCTTATCCTAAATGCGGAAGAAGTGGTGGAGAGAAAAGAAAAAATTATCCAAAGTGTGTACCTATTGCAAAAGCTAGAGCAATGAGTAAAGGCCAAAGAGCATCAGCTGTAAAAAGAAAACAACAAGCTGGTAATACTGGACCTAAACCAGCTAACGTTCCAACAATTCTAAAAAGAAAAAAAATGAGTAGTGGAGGATTAGTCTAATGCCAAGAGGAACATGTTGGAGAGGTTATGAACAAAAAGGTATGAAGAAAAAAGGAAACAAATTAGTTCCTAATTGTGTAGCTGTTGGTAAAAAAAGGAAGAAAAAATAATGGTTAAAGAAATTATAAAAAGAATTATTACAGGACCTGTAAAAGACACTATTAAAGTTTATCGTGGTGAATATTTACCAGGTAAAAATCCATATAAAAGTAAAAATAAAAAAGGAAAAGATTTTGAACATTTAAGAGATAGAGAAGATATGTTAGAAAAAGGACTTACTCCTGAAAGTCTTGCTGAAAAAATTAATCAAGCAGAAGGTCGTTACTTTACAAAAAATTTAGATGTTGCAAAAGCTTATTCTAAAGGAGATAAAGGTAGAGTAGTTGAAGCAGAAATTTCAAAAAAAGATTATAAATTAGGTAAAAAAATTAGAGATAAATTTTTTAAATTTAGTGGTAGTACAGATGATGGTACTTTACTATTACCAAAAAAAAATTTAAAAGATGTAAAAGAAAACATTGATTCTTTATATGAAAAACTTGGTACTGCTGGGATAGAATATAAAAGTGGTGGTCTTGTTAAAAAAGGATTTCCTAAACTTGCAAAAAAAGGTTGGAAGTAATGGCTGATATTGCATTAAGAGGACATGGTAGAGTTATGATGGCATCTGGTGGTAGAACACCTGCATGGCAACGTAAAGAAGGTAAAAATCCAGCAGGTGGATTAAATAGAAAAGGTATTGCATCTTATAGAGCTGCTAATCCAGGTTCTAAATTATCAATGGCAGTAACTACAA